GCAGCAGCGCTCGGGTAAGCCGCTGCGGTGGTGGCAGCGGCTCGTGGCCGTGCGGCTGCTCGAGGTTGATGCCGACGGGCGGCTGGTGTGGGAGACGTGCGTGCTCTCGACGGCCCGGCAGGTCGGGAAGTCGTGGCTACTGCGCGAGCTGATGCTGTGGCGCGTTCATCAGGCGCAGCGGTTCGGCGAGCCGCAGGACGTGTTGCACACCGGCAAGGATCTGGCGGTGTGCAAGGAGGTTCAGCGGCCAGCGCGGATTTGGGCGAAGGCGCGCGATGAGTACCGGGTGCGTGAGGTCAACGGTCAGGAGGAGATCGAGCTGATCGCTGACGGCTCGCGGTGGATGCTGCGGGCCAAAGAGGCGGTCTATGGCTACAGCGTCAGCATGGGCGCGGTCGACGAGGGCTGGAAGGTTCGTGCGGCGAGCGTCGATGAGGGGTTGACGCCGACGATGGCCGAGCGTGAGCAGCCGCAGCTGCTGCTGGTGTCGACGGCGCACCGGCGCGCGACGGCGCTGATGCTCGAGCGCCGTCAGCTTGCGCTTGCAGGTCTTGAGCGCGGCGATGGTGATCTGATCATCGAGTGGTCTGCGCCGCGTGACGCCGAGCTCGACGACCGTGCCGTGTGGCGGCTCGCGTCGCCGCATTGGGGGCCTAGGCGTGAGCGTTTGGTCGGGAAGGCGCATGAGAAGATGTTGGCCGGCGAGGTCGGCGACCCAGACGAGCCGGATCCCGAGCAGAGCTTCCGGGCGCAGTGGCTGAATCAGTGGCCGGCGCGGCGCACGGAGCCGCCCGGCGGCATCCAGGAGTTGCTCGTGCCCGGCGAGTGGGCGGAGTTGACCGAGCCGCAGCCGGTTGGTGTCGGTCCGATTTGGGTGGCGGTCGAGGACGACTATGGGCTTGGCGCCGCGATCGCGTGTGCCGGAATGCTCGACGACGGGCGGATCGAGCTCGACGGATGGTTGCGTGATGATTGGGATTCGGCGATCGGCGACTTGGAGCGGCTTGCCGAGTTCCGCGAGATCCGCGAGCTTCACGTGGGCGCGAGCCTGCTCGACCGTTTCCCGGCGGCCGGGCGGCTGCCGGCGCCGCGTCCGGCGCTGTACGCGCAGGCGCGCAACGGACTGGCGCTGCTGCGCGACCTTGTCGCGGGTGGGCGTGTCTGCCATGACGAGAACACGCGTGAGCTCGACCTGGCGCTTGTGCAGGCGCAAGTGCGCGAGTCGCCGACGGGGTTGTATCTGATCGCGCAGGGTCCGGTGCATCTGGTGAAGGCGGCGGCGTGGGCGCTGCTCGCGGCGCACCGCCCCGCACGCATCCCCGCCGTCTTCTAGGGCCGCTCGTGGAGCTCGCGTTTGCGCAGGTCGGCGAGTGCTTTGAGCGCGATCGTTTTGAGCTCGTCGCGTTCGTCCTTCGCGAACGTGTCTCGTAGCGTGTTTGCCATTCTGCGACTGTCGCCGTTCGCGGCGACGATCACGGCGACGTAGCGGGCGGCCATCAGCTCTCGGTTCGTCATTGGATCTCTTTAGCGGCCATGGCGGATCGCTACCAGGATCCGCGCCCAGATCATCCAGGCGCCCATCAGGCACATGGCGATCACGAATCCGCCGACGACCAGGCCGAACCCGTCGCCGTCTGTCGCCAGGCTGACGCCGAGCGTCGAGAAGATAAGCATGATCGCCGTGCCGAGGATGCCGCTGCAGACGAGGTAGGTCTTAGCGATAGCTTGAGTGAGTCGCATAACAGGCCCTTTCTGTTGTGTGATGGGCCGGGGGCGTGGCTAGCGTCCTCGGCCGCTTACATCAGACTCATCGGCTCGTGCGGGCAGGAACTTGACCGGGATGAGCGAATGATGTCGGGTGTACGCGGACGTACACTTTGGGCGCGGTGGCCTGGCTTCGCTCGATACGCCCTCCCGATCCGGAGATACCGAACAGCAATGATCCGGCGGACGTGCCGCCCGCGACCGTCGGCCCGCCATCCGCCAGAGGCGGCGACCCGCATGGCGTCACCGTCGACGAGTCGCTCGGTCCCGGCGGCCCAAACCCGCCGTCAATCATCCGGCCGTCAGCATGGTCGGGATGGCCGGCGGACTGGTATCCGCCGAACTGGGGTGGCGTCACCACCCGCCTGACCGACACCGCCTGGACATGCATCGATCTCAACTCATCGCTGCTGTCGACGATGCCGCCGTATCTGTCGAACCCGGAGCCCGAGCTGTACGCCAGCTGGGAGGAGTTCGCCAAACAGATGTTCTGGGACTATCACCTCGGCGAGGCGTTCATCCTCTGCACCGCCCGGTACACCACCGGCTGGCCCGCACGCTTTCACATCGTTCCCGGCTGGTTCGTCGAAGTGGAGCTGACCGGCGGCGGACGCTCCTACCGGATCGGCGGGCAGGACGTCACCGCCGACATCCTCCACCTGCGCTACCAGTCGACGATCATCGACACTCGCGGCCACGGGCCATTGGAGGTCGGCGCTGGCAAGCTGATCGCCGGGGAAGTGCTCGCCCGGTACGCGTCAAATCTGCCATCGATGGGCGGGATCCCGTCGAGCGTGCTCGAGGTCCCCGAGACCCTGACCGCGATCCAGGCCGGCGAGCTTCGCGACCAGTGGGTGCAGGCGCGGCTCGAGAACCTGGGTGCGCCCGCGGTCGTGTCCGGCGGCGCGCAGTGGAAGGCGACGCAGCTGAACCCGAAGGACATGGCGCTACTCGAGCTGCTGACATGGAACGACGCGAGGATCGCGGTGATGCTCGGCGTGCCGCCATATCTCGTCGGACTCGAGTCCGGCGGCTCGGACTCGATGGTTTACAAGAACGTCACCAGCCTGTTCGACTTTCACTGGCGCGCCGGCCTGCGCCCAAAGGCGCAAGCGGTGATGGCCGCCTTGTCGAACTGGCTGCTGCCCAGGGGCACGACCGTCGAAGTGGACCGTGACGCGTACGTGCAACCGGAGCCGCTCGTCCGCGCGCAAACCGAACAGATCTACAACACCATCCGTGACGATCAGGGGAACCCGGTGATGACTGTGCAGCAGATCCAGGAGGCCGAACGTTTGACCGGCACGGTCGGTGGTGCGGCATCGCAGGGAGGTGCGACGTGAGCGTCACCGTCGAGGCGATACGAAGCGACGGGCCACCATGGATTCGACAGGCCGAGTTCGTCAATGTCAGCTTTCCCGATCGGACCATTGAGCTGATCGTCATTCCCTACGAGCGCGAGATTGAGGTCCCGCACCCGACCAAGCGCGGCGGGCCGCGGGTCATCGAAACCATTTGCCGCAGCGCGTTCGACGGCATTCAGCGGCGGGCACGAAGGGTCAAGGCGTATCGCAGTCACGACGAGACCGGGCTGTTTGGTCGCGCTGCGTCATTCCACCCATCCGACCCGGCCGGACTGCGCGCCAAGGTCAGCATCGCCCGCACGCCGCTTGGCGATGAGACACTCGAGCTCGCCGACCTCGGCTGCCTCGAGGCGTCGGCGGGTTTCTGGCCGTCACCGAACGTTCAGGAGGGCATCGAGTGGCAGGACCCCGGTCGCTATCGGGTGCTCAAAGCGTTCTTGCGACACATCGCGCTAGTGCCCGAGGGTGCCTACGGTGACGCCGCCGGCGTGCTCGCCGTGCGCGCGGCCGAGCCGCCGGCACCGACAACACGTGGCACGCCGAACCGTGACGCGCTCGAGCTCGAGCTTCTACGCGAACGCTACGCGGCGATCGACGCCCGTTATCTGCGCTAACGTTCCGTAAGCACCGAACTACCGGGCGTCGAAGACCACAGGGTGGGCCGCCCGCAGCGGGTGAAAGTGCGAAACCAGCTCGAGCGACAGCAATGTCCCGCTTTCGCATGGAAGGACCACCCCAATGGCAACACCCACCGACCAGCTGCTCGCCGGCTACATGGCCGAGATCGAGGAGCGTCAAGGCTTCATCGACGGGCTGATCAAGGCCAGTCAGGACAAGCAGGAAGACCTCAGCGACGACAAGCTCGAGCTGATCACCCGCGCCAAGGACCGCATCTCGCGGGTCAACGAGCTGATGCAGCCGCTCGAGGAGTCACGGCGGATCGCCGGCGACTCCAAGGAGCGGATCGCGGAGCTCGCGAAGTACATGGAGGCCCGTGGCGAGCGCACGAAGCCCACCGAGTATCGCTCGGCGGGCGAGTATGCACTTGATCTGTGGCGCGCCGGACTCGGCAACAGTGAGGCGCGCGAGCGGCTGGACATGTTCAACCGGGCCGCGTCACATCAGACGACGGCTGATAACCCGGGGCTGCTGCCGACGCCGATCCTTGGACCTGTCGTCAACTTCATCGATGCCGCACGACCGCTCGTCGCGGCGCTCGGCCCGCGACAGCTCCCCACCGGCAGCTGGTCGCGGCCGAAGGTCACGCAGCACACGCAGGTCGGCGCGCAGTCCGCGGAGAAGGGCGAGCTCGTCAGTCGCAAGATGACGATCGCGAAGTTGCCGGTCACTGCGCAGACGCTCGGTGGCTACGTCAACGTCTCGAGGCAGGATATTGATTGGACGCAGCCGGCGGTGATGGACCTCGTGATCAACGACCTGGCGGCACAGTACGCGGTCGTGTCCGAGCAGAACGCCGTTCAGGCGTTCTACACGGGCGGCACAGCCGGTCCGACGATCCCCGCGACCCCGACCGACGACAATGTCGCCGCCGCCTTCTGGGCGGCTGCAGGATCGGTGTACACGGCAACCAAAGGGCAGGGCCGCCTGATCGCCGCGTGCTCGCCGGACGTGCTCTCGATTGTCGGGCCGCTGTTCGCGCCGGTGAACCCGGTCGACGCGCAGTCGACGGGGTACACGGCCGGCACGTTCGGTCAGG